AATAACATCGATTGATTAACTCCTGCAATGTCCGCAGTTGTTAAATCATTCATATTACTAAAAATGCCTTTTAAAAAAGTTTTACTATTTACAAATGTGTTGATGGTTTGGTTTGTTTGTACTTTATAACTGTAGCAATTTATAAAATCTTGACAAAACTGCCTATAAGAGTTTAATTGTGACGCAGGATTTATGTTTCCACTCAACGATGCGTTTGCCCTTCCTGCAAGATACTTTATGAAACCCAAACCATTTAAATATCTATAACTGTCAATTGCAATTGTAGCTCCGACAATAGGATACGTAGATGGTGCTGAATTTCCTAAGGCAGGTATTGTACTAGATCCTATTTTATTTAAATTAGCTAAGACTGTAGCACTAACAGGTAATGCTACCGCTAGTGACATTGCATTATATAATGTGTTTAAAACAGTATTTGATATTACTGAACCGTTAGTAACAGATGCGGGAAGTCCTAACGGAGTAGCGAATCCAATATTGTTATTAGTGGAAGTGAAAACACCGGTGTTTGCTGCATATGTTCCTACACCAGATATTAAACAAGAAGATACATTTACACTTAAGGGAGATTGTTGACCTTGTAAACTCATGGGCAAAATATGTCAGGGCTACCTGTGACGATACTATGTCCACAGCTATTTCCCGAACCTACTCTAAGCACAGGACATCCCTCAGCAAAAACACTTGGACTACCATTTGTAGTCGTAGCCGCACGATGCGGCGGGTGAGGGTCACCCCATGGTGCGTGTGGTGTTATTCGGCTTACATGTAAGCCTACTGGTATACCATTCGCAAATACAGTCCCTGCACCTCGCATTATAGCTCCGCCGGGTTGATCTGTATCACCTTTTCTACTTAATTTTGGCATCCTTATCCTAATATAATTTGCTTTTCAGGTACTTGTATACCGGTAGTAGCTTCAATATACTTTACCTTTACTTGTTCATTCGTATCAGCAACAATTGCGACACTATTAATATTTAGTCTAAAAATACCGTTCATATCTGTAGTAAATAGGCTAGGAACCATTCCTATACCCTTTTGACTAGGAGCAATGCTCACAGGCTCACTGATTTCAACGGTTTTATCAGTAATTTTTATGACTTTAGCGACTAATTCTTCTCCACTATTTAATTTGAACGAATATACTTCATTTATGTTAAGATCCATGTTTATCCCATTAATTTTCTATGTAATTCTGTATATCCACCAATTAATTCTTCGTCAATGAATATCTGCGGCACTGCACGTGCATTTGGCACTGCTTCTAATAATTGTTCTTTAGACCAGTCTTTAGTTATATTTCTTTCTTCAAACTCAATACCCTTTAACTTTAATAAAGCCTTGGCTTTATCACAAAAAGGACACATGTCCTTACTCCAAACTATTGCTTTCATTTTTTCCTCTTATAAAACTGGTAACGCATCGTAATCTACAGTGTCACTCATAACACCAATTACGTAGTTTGTACTTTCGTTTTCTTGTAAAGCAGTTTGCTTTTTATTGATATTCACATGTTTATTGAACCATGGAATAGGACTTGTTTTTGGATGATTTTCTAAATACTTAATACCAATATCCTTAAGCCTGTTAAAAGCAGTCCAGTCTACAAAATCTTTAAGTATATCTGCATTTAGTCCTATTACAACACCCTTACTAAAAAGATAGTCAGCCCAATCTTTTTCTTCTTTGATTACCTCTAAGTACATATTGTAAACTTCCTGTTCACATTCGATTTTTGCTTTTGCAAACCTTTCATCTTCTTTCACCACTTGATTAATTAAATATGCAGTCCATTCAGTGTGCAGTAATTCATCTTGTAGTATAAGACTTATAATATTACCATTACCAATGTATATTCTATTCTCCACCATTGCAAGACTAGTAGCAAAACTAACCATAAAACGCAATGCTTCTAGTGCGTAACTTGCATTTAGTGCCATCCATATAGCTTTAATATGACTTTCTTCACTAACTGCTTTTTGAGATGTTTCCTTAAAACAGTTCAGTTGATGTAACTCCTCGTAGTAACGACCAACATTTGCTGCCATTTCAATAATTTCTTTTGTGTCATGTATCTTGTTAAATTCTTCTTTAGGTACACCATACACATTACGAATGATATGACTATATGATTTGCTATGTATATTAGTTTCAAAGAAACTCCAGTTGTTAACTAGTGCTTCTAGTTCTGGAATACTAATCACTGGACTGAATACTTGTGAGGGCGCACGACCTTGTATACTATCAAGTGCAGTTTGACGCAATAGATTACTAGTAAAAATATGTTTTACTGCCTCACTAGCTTCTTTATGATCAATCTTATCTTTAGTCAAAGTTATTTCTTCAGGCACCCAAAAAAATCCACGTGCTGTTTCTTCGTATTTGGCAATTTTGGGATATTTTACCTCCTCAAATCTTTGTACTGTTACAGGCCCTGCAGGATCCAAAAACATTGTACGTTTTAAATAATTTGTTTGTTTTGTTAAATTATATTGTTCTTTACTCATAATACACATGCCTCACAAGCTTCTTCATCTTCTAAAGGTTCTAGTTTTGTAAACTCAATTACGTTATCTTCTTTTAGTGCAGCCTTTGATCCCACTTTGTTTATCAAACTATAGTAAATGGTTTTTAGTCCCCATTTATAACCTAACATTAAGTTTTTCGCTATCAGCGTAGCACTAACTTTACCTTCTGGAAAAAATGCAGGATTATAAAAAGTATTTGTGCTGATACTCTGATCAATGTAAGCTGCCAAAACGGCTGACGTTTTTAAATAATCTACACAATCCTGTTGTTCCCACATTAATTGATAACGATTCTTTAACCTCTTGTATTCTGGCACTACCTGAACAAAACTACCAGCTTTACTTTCTTTGACGCTAATTAATTCCATTGGCAATTCAATGCCATTAGTAGAATTTAATACTACACTAGAACTTTCAACTGGTGCGATTGCCATTAATGTAGCATTACGAATACCGTATTTTTTTAATTTCTCACGTAGTGCTTCCCAATCCATGCTAGGACTAAAATCTGTTAGTTCATTAACTCCTTCTGCTCTACGCTCCCAAGGAAAAATGCCCTTGCCGTAGTATGTACGACTACTGTTCTTGCATGCTCCACGTTCTTGTGCTAACTCGACACTAGTTTCAGTAAGATAATATGCTTGATGTTCCATCCAACGTTTTACTTCTGCAAGCCCATCGGCTGTTCCATACTTTAAATGGCGCTTTGCATGCCAATATGCTAAATTAGTAATGCCGACGCCCAATGGTTCAAAATCTTCATTTGCTAATTTACTTTGAACACTTAAGAAGTCCTGATAATTTAACAAATTACTTAAACTGCGCACAAGAACTCTACAAGCTTTTCGCATATCTTGTGGATTTTTAAATGCGCCCCAATTAACACTACCCAATGTACAGAGAGCGATACGCCCATTTACATCTTCAATTCGCTGAAATGGTTTAGTAGGCAATAGTATTTCTTGACAAAGATTACTTTGATATATTGGATCAACCGTAGTATCAAAAGGGCCTTGATTAATTACGTTATCTATATTAACCATGTAGATACGACCTGTATCTGTCCTTTCTTTCAATATACCATTTTTGAATATTTCTACGGCTGGTAAAACCTTTTTACGTAATCCTTTTTTATGTTCATATATATTATACAAACGTTCGAATTCGTTTGTGTCACTATAGAATGCTTCATACAAATCAGGAACTTCGTGTGGATCAAATAGTGTTATGTTCTGATTATTCTTATAACGATTCCAAAACATCTTATTTACGACTACACTATAGTCTAATTGGCGCACACGTGTTTCTTCTGTACCTTGATTATTCTTTAACACAATTAAATCTTCAAACTGATAATGCCAAATAGGAAATGTAACCGTACAACTTGCATTGCGCACACCCCCTTGACTACAACTACGTAGATCGGCGAACCATTTCTTTAGAAAAGGAATCATACCAGTGTGTTTAATTTCACCGTTGCGTATAGGTGATCCTAATGGGCGGATACGACCTATCTCTAAACCTATGCCAGCACGTTTGCTAGCATATTTTGCCATCATTTCACCAGCAGCAAAAATTGAATCAAGAGTATCATCACTACTAATAAGGACACAACTACTAAATTGTTTAGTAGTTGTTCCCAAACCTGCCAACACCGGCGTGGCCAAAGTGAAATGCCCGTCACTAGCACACTCATAATATTCTTTAACATATTTTAATCTCTTTTCTTTAGATTCATTGTGAAAAGCAGTTGCAGCAGCGATTGCATATCTTACTTGCGGTGTTTCAAAAATTTGACCAGTAGCACGGTTCTGAACTAAGTACTTTTCTGCCAATTGTGCGATAGCCGCATAGGTATAATTTTCGTCCTTGCTATGGTCAATAAAGAGATCAATGATGTCCCATTCTTCTTTCGAATACCATTCAAGTAATTCATTGGTATACATTCCTAGGTCTACATTTTTTCTCACGATATCGTATAGACTAGGAGGGTCATATTGACCATACACTTCTTTACGCAGCATGGATACTTTTTGTCTACCTGCTACATATTGATAATTTACGTCATTAATATCTGTGTTTTCACTTTCATCAATTAGATCGACCATTGCCTTCAATAGCAACTCGTCTATTGTTTTTGTGTGTATTCCGTCGTGAAGTTGTATTTGTGCTTTAATTTCTATCATACTAGGACTAACGTTATCGATGCCCTTGCACCCGTATGCTACTTGTCTTTGTATCTTGCTTATGTCTAATGGGACTGATTCGCCGTTGCGTTTTACTACGTTTATATTCATGTTTTATGTGCCTATTATAATTATTTGAATGGGTTACTGCAGGTGATAAGATATTTAATGTGTGTTACAGGATAAACTACATATATATTTTACGTATCCTGTAAGACTAGTGTTTTTACTTTAATCTTGCTAGGTGATCACTGATGTCAATTTCGCTCTTTATTGTGAAATCTGCTACAGTATTTGTCTCAACTGTATTAGGCCAGTAATTAAGAAAAAATTCGCTGTTTACAACAACCAAAATAACGTCATTACCAAACTTATCACTAGCATTAACCATTCTTACATTTTTTTCTCCTAATAGATGTAAAGTATAGCACATTCCTAATGCTTTAGCAACATTGCAATATAAATTTTCTACCAAAAGTTCCCAAGGATTTGGCCAATTAAGGGTATCCTTAATATGCAAATAATGATTCACTGTGGGTGCTTGCTGCCACCAATAGTCTATTTTAATACATTTTTCTTTCAAATTAGAATTTTTTACCTCTTGTTTAAGGTCATGCCAACTTTGTAATCTAGTCTCATAATCAATTTGAAAGATGTTCATTTATTGTTGTTGTTAATAGTGATAAATCTGCACAGGTATATTTTTGATAGCTATGTGCTAGCTCCGGAGGCATTGGTATTTTTTCAATTGTAGCGCCGGTTTGAATTGCAATACCTGAAGCAATTTCCATAAAACTTTTTGTACTACCAGTACCAACATTATAAACTCCCTGAGATTTTATTGATAAAAATGTTTTATGAATTTCAATTACCTTGTTTACGTGTATGAAATCTCGCATATAAGCTTGGCTATTTTCAAAAACCTTTATAACTCCATTTTCGCTAGCCTGTTTACTAAATTGAGTGTACGGGCTAGCTTGGCTTCCTTTATGTTCTTCATTGTGTCCATAAACATTAAAATATCGAAACCCTTGAATACTTAAATTCAAATCTTTTGCTATATCATGTTTTGATTGAGCGTATCTTTCAAACATATATTTGCTCCACGCATAAGGTGTGCGAGGATCTACAGGAGCATCTTCTCTAAAATTTTCATTAAGACCATAAACACTAGCACTGCTGCTATATTGAAAATTTACTTTTAGCTGTAAACATTTATCAAGTAACATGCAACTAAAATCATAATTTTGTGTCATAATTTTTTCTACATTTTTTTCAGTTGTACTTGAAATAGCACCAATATGAATTACACAATCACAATCAGAAATGTTAGGAAATTCCTCTTCCCACTCGTATGTGATTATGTCGTGATCTGTAGATAAGGCTTTAACCATATTACTTCCAATAAAGCCTTTATGACCTGTAATTAATAATTTCATTCTTCGTTTGTTTGTTCAGCTTGTTGTTTTTGGCTATCACCCGGTAGTATTCGATAGTTGTCCTCCACACTGTCAGGAGTACTGACCTCGACTATAGTGCCTTCTTCTATGCATATAAGTTGATGCGGTGTTAATGGTGGGTTTCTCCAAACATTACCTCCAGCTAATTCCATTTCATAATGTGTGGCATTAGTTAAATCTATGTATCTTAATATAAATTTCCCAGACAAAACTAACCATGTTTCATCTTTTTCTTTGTGAAAATGCATACTAAATCTACTATCTTTTTTAAAAGATAGCAATTTGCCACAATACTTATCATTTGTAGTAAAAATAAATTCACTACCCCATCCTTTTTCTACTTGTCCTTGAAGTCTTTCAGACATTCTTAATCTCCTCTAATGTTGGTGCATAAACTCCAATATGTTGAATTGTTAGTGTACTTGCTTTTACTGCAAATTCTATTGCTTCAACAATATTTTTACTTTCTAAATATCCATACGTTAGTGCTGACAAAAAGGTATCTCCGGCACCACATACATCAAATGCCTCTACGTTGCTTGCTGGAATCTTTTTGTCTTTATATTTAACTCCTTCACTACCCAAAGTAACAATTAATTCACTAGGGAACGTTTTCGCAGCTTCGTATTCTTTATGATTAATTTTTACAAAACATCCTTCAAATCTTTGTAAATCAGTTTTTTTAGTATCAACGAAAATAGGTCCTTTATATGTAGTAATAAGTTTTTCTACTAACTCATATGTGACTGAGCCTTTATTATAATCACTAATCACAATTGCATCAAAAACGGATAGATCATAATTAATATTGACAGGGCGACTTAATGCATCTTGGTCAATTCTTAATAACTGTTGTTTACTTTTTAAATCTATAATTCTTGTTTTTATACAAGTTTTTACTCCGTGTTCAAAATCAACGTCACAATTTAATGCTAATAAATTTTCTTTTACATTTGCTGCCATACCAGGTTTGGATTCAGTTTTAATGAATGCTAACACCGGCACAGGAGCTTCAGGACTTAATCTATCTACAGTCCCGTATTGATATTGGTCAATCCCATTATCCCCTATCAGCAATATCTTGTATTTTTTGTGTTGTGCTATATCCATCTATTCTATCAAAAAACACTAATTCTTTACAAACACTTTCACCAATTATTGGTTTGTCTTTGTAGTCACTGCCCTTTACCATTACATCATGAACTGAAACAAGCCACTCTAATTCATCATCAGTATCAAATATATAAACGTCATTGACTGCTTTCAATGCTATTAGGGCGTTTGTTCTTTCTTTTTGATCTTGTATAGGTCTATCAGGACCTTTTAATTGTTTAACTCTTTCATCACTATCAATTGCAACTGCTAAAGTTTCACCTAAAGTTTTTGCATATTCTAGCAAGGCTATGTGACCCTCATGCAGTAAATCAAATGTACCATTTACAAAAACTTTTTTCATATTTTACCCTCTTCAAATTGATCCCATAATGCTTTCCAATCAATGTATGGATCTTTTTCTGTATCTGCTTGAGCATGTAATGCTATACTTGGAATAGGAGTGAATAGTAGACATCCTCTTTCATTGAACAATCTATTTATAGTTTCGTCTTCCATCACACTATCTACAGCGTGTTTTCCCATGGCGTCAAATAAATCAAAGTTTTTCACCAATGTCGGATGATCTACCATAAAGCAACTAGCAGTACCAAATGCTGTTCTCCAATGCCGTTTGATTCCTAAATGAACAGATACTAATGGCTGTCTGTCAGGAGGTATCCCATATCTATATGGGTCATCAAATGGATATATACATACAGGTAATTTAGATTTTTCACTAAATCTAAAATATGCATCTAGCATTTCATACATGCACGTTTCAAAATAAAGATAATCATCTTGTGCAAAATAAACTAAATCTTTGCCTTTATCTCTGCCATATTCATAACATGCAAGAATGCTTGGCATAATTCCACGTGTTTCTAAATGTCGCAATTCATATTGAAAATTACACTCAGACAAAATAGAATCCAATCTTTTAAGAAAAGGTTCATCACTATGGTCATCTAACACTACAAGTTTTATGTTAACTTCATTTGGCTTTTCTTTTTTGCAATGATTTAATGTGTTTACTAATGATTTTATACAGCGATAACTAATCTCGCTTTTATCTTGACACATGTACCTAGTAATTTGTTTTTGATTATTTGTTAGGCTGTGACTTTGTAAAACTACAAGCAAATCTACCATGTTATCCCCAAGTAAAATTAGGGTTTCTATTAGCAGTACTTACCGCCTCTGTAGATGGTCTTGTTATTCCTTTTTCAAGTACAACCATACTATTATGGAAGGTTACTGACTTTAAATTTTTAAATGCTTTTTCTAATGCAGGTGGCGCACTTTCTCTTATGTGAGGTGCGTGTAATAAGTCAACAAGTTGTTTAGCAAATTCAATAAAGGTTCCTTTTTTGTGTAAACCACCGCCCCACTCTGGCCAATAACTAGTATGTGTATCTTCAATAACGTAGATACCATTATCATTTAAAATTGGAAATAGTGTTAATAAAGTAATGATTTGATGATCACTATCATGACTACCATCATCTATTATGATATCAAAATTTGAATGGCTACTTAAATATGCGTTCCAATGCTCCAAACTACTTTGGTCCACACAAGCATAATTTACCTTAGCATCGTCAAATTTATAATCTAGAAAATCTTTGTTAATGTCAACTGCATGAAGGTCAACTTCATTGTCAAAATACTTGAGCCACAATTCAACACTACCACCGTGTGCGACCCCAATCTCTAACATTTTAGGATTTTTACCTATATAGGGATTAAGAATTTTATCGTAAACTTCAAAATAATTATTCCACTTTTTACTAAGTAACTTTAACTTGTAAAAAATATCGTATGTACTTGTCATAGCATGACACTCGCACATTTTAAGAAGAATAAGTGATTGAATACATTCAATCTACTTTGGAATAAATGATAGAACATTTCATTACCGTCCTTGTCTACAAACGTAGTGCCGATACCAAATTGTGGGTCACCGTCACGTAAGTCCCAAGGTTTACGTTCTCCTGTATTCCAATATGGAATTTCTTCATATTTGCTTGGCATATACATTTCCATTTCTATACCTTGCTTTTCTGCTTCATAAGCTAACTCTTCACCTATGTCGCTACGTGCGTTTGGTTTCCAACTAGGCTTACCTAATTTTTCGTACATTTCTTTAGTCAATGCAATACAGCTAGGAGCAGGATATATGTGTTTACCATTCTCTAAATGATTACTGCGCTGCACGTTACCAATTAGAACACCTTCTTCTGCACGTTGAAATGTATATTCTAGTGCATGTTCACTTAATGGCACACAATCAATATCAAGCATCAGTATAGTGTGATAATTATCTTCGTAAAAAAGTTTTTCTAGCCCATACGTAATAACTTCGTCTGGTGTCATTTCCCCGTCTGGTTTTTTATAATGCAAATATTCGTATTTGCATAACTTATTTTTGTTAAACTTAGCAATCATCTGCTTTTGTAGGTAAGATATCTTATCTTCTATTTGATGATTACTATATGTAAATATAGCACGTTTTTTCATAATTTTCTCTTGGTAAAGTTGTTTGGTGCTCTTTCTTTGGAAATGATACACGAAACTGTTAACTAATGCAAATTTATATCCTAAATTAGGTAAAATTGAATGAAAAAGTGTCACATCATTGGCGTATAAAGGGAATTTGTCAATGTTTGGATATGACACGAAACTTTTACGGTGTACTACAAATGGCATGTACCAACCAATTTTATTAAACTCAATTTCAGGCACGTATGCTTTGTTAACATCTACAAATTGCTGAAACTTATCGTAGTCAAAGTTAGTTAGGTCATCGCCGCAATCAAATTCTATACATTGTGGGCCATTCATTTTTCCTGGCTCAGGCTCAACTACATGCATAGTTAAAAATGTATCTTCTGCAACATACATTGGAAACACCTCATCCCAATGTTTGCTAACGAACATGTCATCACTCATCAAAACAACTACATCATATTTTGCTTGATAAACACCTTTGTTAAAGGCATAGTAGACATCAGTTTCGTCAACTATTTGAATTATTTCAGGATCATATTTACTATTCTTCTTAATGTATTCAATACATTTATCAATATATCTGCTATTACTTAAGTGTGGTATAACAATAGAATACATTAGCGTTCCTTACCATCAATAGTTTTTTTTCTTCCAACTATTGTTGTGTTTGGTAAATCAGGTTCATCATATGCATACAATCCCATTTGCACTGCAGGGAAGATATCACTTCTAATCATTATATCTAAGCTTTCACAGATGCCATATTTTAATACTTGTGATAATAAATTCTTAGCTACCCATGGATCAATAGAATATGCATGTGCCCTACAAATAAAATGATAGTTGTGACCATTAGTTGCATGGGGAGGTGTAACTAATACAGGCCAACCCTTCTTTGCTTGTTCAATAGCACCTAAGTAGTGAATACAACCTATAACAGGATGGTCACGTAACTCTTTAATCATAATTGCATCATGCTCTAAAATTATAATAGGTCTATCTAACTCTATGCAATGCGCCCATAAACTGATATGACTAAGTGCAGCACTAACCTCTGTAATACTAAGTTCTTTATCTACCCACTTTAGCCAACTATACCAACTTTTACCTTGTGCGTGATCTGGCAGTTTGATCTGTCCACTAGTACCATCAAATGCGTCCCATACTTTGTAAGGCATATTAAGTGCAGCAAGGCTTTGTTGACACCTTGCTGACAAACCTTCACTTACGGAATGATTCTTAATTGTTATAATGTAGGTAGACTCAATGCTTAGATCATAACTATAATCTAGTTTTAACATTATCTATTCGCAATATAAGCTTCTAGTTCACCCAATGATACACGACCTGGTTTATTAACTTGAATTAACACACGCATACTTAATGCGACATTGTTAAACGTGTTTAATGCATAATTCAAATCATCTTCAGTTATTTCACCCTTTTTAAGTCGTTCTTTCCAGTGTGGTAAATAATCAAAGTTTACATCACAAACTTCTAAATCAATATCATGTTCAAATGATAATAATGAATCGCTGTTATCTTCTTTTAGTCTTTCAAACATTTTCTTTTGATTTAACAGCATAAACGAACCCAACGTTAGCAATCGTTTATGTGTAGGATCATCTAATGCAACATCACAACGCCAATGTGGTACTTGTACTTCCCATACAGCACCATTGTCACTGACACGATACATCTCTTTCATAATTTTAATAAAGTCATCAGGTGTATCACCTAAATGTTCTAATATGTCTTTGGCAACAATATGTCCGAATTCATTGTCACGCCAAGGCCAAGGAGTAACATTTAAATCAACAACTTCATCTGGTTTTACTAGTTCACTACTATCAACATTTAAGTATCCATCAAACTTTTTGAGTCCGCACCCTAAATTAAGACGTTTTAATTGTTTATCTTCATTTGGCATCTCAACATGCTCTAAATTAAACTTTTCTTCTAATGCACGGTATAGTTTTTGAAATGTTGTATTCCATTTACCTGCTTCTTCTTGTCTAAACAATCTTACACATTCATAGTAAGGACTACGATCATTTTCAGGACTTCCATACGCCCATGTATGATAAGGTAGTATAGGAGGTGTGACCCATGTTTCTTTACCCATTGCTGCAGCAATATGTGCAATACTTGTACAACTAGTAATAACGATATCTAAGTTAGCAATACATGCCATTGTATCTTCCCAACTTAACAAGAAATGTTGTAAGTCAGTCACACCTTCAGGTAATTGAATTATGTTATGATCACGTTGCAAACTATAAATTTGTACTTCTTTATACTTCACAAGATTAGTCATGAAAGCTTCAGGAAACTTTCTAAACTGTTGATGTTCAAACTTAGGATTTCCTGCCCAACGAATTCCAATTTTAATCTTATCACTATTAATTAAATTCTTCCATATTTCCACGCTTGCGTCTAGTGGACTCATATATGGTTTGCCTGGGAAGTTATCAAATGTGTGACCGGCTACCCATCCTGCACTAAAGCCAGGTACCCAATAATCATGTTTCACTGTGTGCGCAGCATTGCGTAATATTACATCATCAACACCAGGTATTCGTTTAAACACGCTCACCATTTCAGGCGCTGCTGCTAGATAAACTTTATCAGCGCCTTGCTCTTTAAAACTTTGTGCAAAACGTGCATGAATAATTTCATCACCATAACCACCTTCCAATGATATAATGATTGATTTACCCTTAATATCATGCTCTTGTGGATTGTAGATAGGTGCATCAGTTTTTAATGGTCCACTTCCATATACACTAATGAACCTTCCATTCTCTAATAACTGACAACCTTTTTGATAATCGCCTTGTTGTAACAAAAACCAGCCGCGATTGAAGCTATGACGTATCCATGTTTCTGGATTTACTTTTCCTGATGGGTCCTTGCAGTTGTCTGGACCTTCACTTTCCATTTGCTCGGATATCGCCCAAGCTTCTTTTTGTTTTCCTTCTAGTTGATAAGCCAATAATTGATCAATTGGATGCATAAATTTTCCCTTTAAACTAACGTAAGTTATTTATAAAGTCAAGCTTGAGCTTGCAAAAATTTATGTAGCCTTACCTATTGCGCCTGCGTTACTTGATCCAACTGTTGTTGTCAAGTAAGTATTAACACCAACTTGAGCAGGACTACTACGATTAACTGTATCATTCAACCCTAATTGACCTATGCTATTAAGCCCCCATGTGTACAATAACCCATTTTGTCCAGCAGTTTTATAATATAAACCTGATGAGAAACTATTTCCAGCCTCAACTTGCGTCCAACTACTATTACCACTTCTAATTGGCACCTTAGTAGCTGCTGCTGTAGTAGCATATACTCCATCTATTTGAGTTGGATTTGATCTTGCAGTTGCATTATACCAAATTGAAGGGAAATTAGTTTGGGCGGTATTAAAGCCCCACATATATAGTAATCCGTTACTGCCTATTGCGCCTGAATAGAAATAACCTGCATTGACAGATGTATAACTTGTATTTGATGCTCCTATACCCACAGGTCCTACCTGCACTGGACTTGAACGATCTATTAAACTGTTATTGCCTAATTCAGCACGTGTGCCGCTACCCCACATGAATAACAATCCATCTGATCTTACAGCACCAGTTGTAGATGATCCGGTAGATACATCACTAAAATACACAGGTACTCCACCGTTAATTGTTGCAGCCTCTGTTGTAAGTGTAAGTAGAGAAACCGTACCTGTTAAGCTTGCAGCAACATTTGCACCTGAAGTGCCTACTGTTGAATCAGTTAATATACCAGTTGGCGGTGTAAATGCACCAAAATATAAACATTGCTTAACAATTCTTAAATTAGATAAATTGCCTGAGAAGAAATTACCTAAACTTCCTGCACCTGCACTATCTGCTTCACACCCAAAAAGTAATACGCAATTTGCTAGTGTTCCTGGAACGCCAGCGCCTGTTGAAACGATTTCGCCATTGTTAAAAAATCTTGCAGTAGCCCCATCAAAAGAAACTGCGAAATGAGACCAAGTAGAAAGTGGGAAGGATGTAGTTAAATTTACATTTGTACCTGCTGAATAAGTTTGTGAAGTTGGTCCAAATACCACAATATTACTACCACTTGTAGCACCGTTTATTCCTAAAAAGAAAGTTGATGCGCCAGAAGTAGGGAAAATATAACCTTCTATAGTAAACACATCAGTGTTTACTGTAAAAATATCTAATGCAGTATCAACTCTTAGATAATCAGTTGTTCCATTAAAGTTCACTGATACAGAGCCAACAACAGGAACATTTGTTGTAGTAAATGTAGTACCAACTCTTGTAATTATATTGCTTTGACCACTTACATCAGTGATACTGTAGGCTGATCCTACAAGCACCGGACTACTTCTACTAATTTTATCTCCTGCAGCGTTAACATTCGTTAATCCTAATTGACCAATAACATTTTGACCCCAAGTATACAACTCTCCTGCTGTGTTTATAGCTGCAGTATGGTATTCTCTTAGGCTTACAGTAGTCCAACTTTCTGTTCCAATTTGTACTGGACTTGATCTTTGTATTGTTGAACTATTTCCGATCTGACCTTCACTTGCACGGCCCCATACAAATAATTTTCCATCGCTTCTAATTGCTGCACTAGCACTCATGCCTGCACTAACTTGACTCCAACTGCCTGTTCCGATTAATGCAGGGCTACTTACATTAGTATTGATATAATTATTTCCTATTTGATTTGGATTACTTCTACTTATTGCTAACATATGACCAGTTACTTGACCTGTAGTTCCTAATCCCCATGCATAGAAATTACCATCGGTACGTATTGCATAGGTTGCTGCGCTACCTGTGAATACTTCGTTGTATTGGGCTGAAAAATTAGCTTCTCCCATTATGAGTAGTTGTGTATCATTATCTACTGTAAATATACTTGTTGGAACTGTGTAAGTTGTACCTGAGTATAGGGCTGCAGAAGTCATTCTAAAATTACTAATATAACCTTTGATATAAGCACCAAGTCCGTTCCAATCGTCATAATTAGAACCTATAAAGACCGTTCCTGTTGAAGTAGCATTAAATGTATTTGTAGCGTCATAAGCTTCTCTATTACCATTGTAATAGAGAGATACCTGTGCTCCTTCCTTTACAATGGCAACATGTCGCCAAGCATTTAGTTCCACAACACCTGCAGCAGTAGAAACTATAGTTGCATCATTCCAAGCCCAAGCTCCTGTTCCTGGACTGTAATAAATTGATCCGTCATTTCTAATTACCCATCTGCCATAGGTTGCTGAGCCACCTGTACCTACACTTAACAATGTTGAGGCGACGCCGCCATATCCTGTTATATAAATCCAACATTCAATAGTATAATTAGCATAACCTCCCCATGTCACTGCTGCGCTAGTTGGGAAGCTAATGTAATCAGAATTTCCTTTTTGACCACCTGTTTTAGTCAAATTCAATGAAACAGCTATTGTATTATTTGGGAAAGGTATATTATTTGTAGTGATTGCTGCTGCTTTATTTAATGTTATGGCAATTCCATTTGCACTAGCATCCGTCACTGTAACTGCAGTACCAATTAATGTTGGGCTTGATTTTGTTATTGTTGTGCCATCACCTATTTGACCTGAACTATTTAATCCCCAAGTATATAGATTAGTACTTGAAATACCAGCAGTGTAAGATAACCCTGCACTTACTTCATCCCATTGTGATTCAACTAATGTTGGAGAATTGGTTACAACGTTTACGCCTCTTACTAATATAGGGTTACTTCTGTTTGTTACAGTATTAGTGCCTAATTGTCCTTGCGCATTATTTCCAAATCCATAAAGTAAATAATCAATTTGAGAACCTATCATGTGTACACTACCACTACGTGGTACAATACTCCAACTACTTGTTCCTACTTGAGTAGGTAATGATTTCGTTACGGCTGAGTTATCACCTAATTGTCCACTTGTACCTAACCCCCATGTGTATAGTAAATTATTAACTCTAATTGCAGCAGAAGTACTGTTTCCTGCTGATACATCTACATAAGCATTTGTTGAACTTGTGTCAATATATCTTACTGTCAGTAAATTTGTACCTGAAACATCAGTTAAAGGCTCAGTTGGGACTGTATAGGTTGCATCAGTATAGACTGCTGTGCCTTTTACTACACGGAAGTCACTTATGTAACCATTAAAATTGCCAGTGGTTCTACTCTGACCAATCTTAAAATCATTAGTTTGATTAAAGTTTTGACTATCTGGTACACTGTCACGCCTAATGCCATCAACGTATAAATATGCTGTACCTGAATATCTTACAAGAGCTACATGATGCCAAACATTTAATGTTATGGTATTTGCACTACTTAAACTTATCCCATTTACTGCAATAGATGTAGCTGAAACGTTTAGTGTAAACCCTGATCCAGCCTGAGAACCTTTACTGAATACCCCGCTATTGGTTGGTTGACTTATGATAGAATAAATCCAACACTCAATAGTAAAATCTCCTGTTCCCATTTGTAGACTTGTGCCTGCTACTGCATCAGTAATATAAAGATAATCATCTGCCCCATCAAAATATGCACTGCCTCCATACGTACCTACATCATAAGGATAATTTGCATAAGGCGATTCTGTACTCACCATATATGGAGCACCATTTACTGATATCGTAAACGCATTTGTGCTTGAGTCAGTAAATGCAATACTTCCGCTTCCTACCTGAACAATGCTTGATCTTGTAATAATGTCACCGAGTCCTAATTGATAAACATTATTAATTCCCCATGCCCATAATGTAGCATCCTCTTGTATAGCAAGATTGTAACTAACACCAGCACTTGCAGTTGCCCAGCTACCATATGCAGCTAATATCGGACTCTTTGTATTACTGTTAAGACGATTACCAACTAGTATTGGACTGCTTGTACTGATAGCGTTGTCAAGTCCTAATTGTCCACTAGTGTTTAGACCCCAAGTATACAATAAAGCATCGTTTGCTATTCCGCCTGCGTATCCATCGCCTGCCGCCACTGTACTAAAATAAGTTGGTTCTCCTCCACTTATACTTGCAGGGGTTGTGTACGTCAGTAATGACACTGTACCTGTTAAACTAGCTGCAACATTGGCACCACTAGTACCAACACTTGAATCAGTCAATATACCTGTAGGAGGTGTGAAATTACCTGTGTATAAACATTGTTTAACAACACGTAGATTAGAAAGATAACCAGTGTAATAATTTCCTAATCCACCTGCATTAGGACTGTCCGCTTCTGCACCTATTAAGAAAGTACAATCGGCTAGGGCAGTGGTTGAGGCAGTGGTAGATTCTTCGACCTGAATACCATTTGCAAAAGCTTTAATAGGAGTACCTTGTGTTGAATCAAAGGTTAATGCAAAATGCGTCCAAGTATTAATTGGGAAATAATATCTTAAATTAGCAACACCTCCCATCCAAAAATATCCAGTGTTACCTAATCCTACTGTGTTTTCACCACCTGCAGCCGAGTTAACACCTACAAAATATTCATTTGCAGCGCCTGAAATTGATGCTGCTTCAGTAGTCAATGATAAAAATACTGTTTCTGTTCCACTTATAGAATTAATATTAGTTCCTGCACTTTGAGTAGCTGTTAGTGGGCTTGTAGGAACTGTGAAGTTACCTGTATACACTCCTATTCCTTTTACTACTCTAGCATTAGATATATATCCGTAGAAATTTCTTACATAATCTGCATCTAACTGCCTGCCTACTCGTAAGTTATCTCCGCTGTTAACTACTGTTGTTGTCCAACTATTGTTTTGAGCGACACTACTACCATCATAATAAATCGTTAGTGAATTGCCAATTCTTACCACAGCAACGTGGTGCCATATTTGTTGCGTTATAGTTGCAGTGTACGTTAAGAAAGTTGCAACTCCTGCATTCCTAGCTAAGAACGCAATCGCTGTTCCTGTTATAGAACTATCTCCATTTATAAGTAATCCCCAACCATCATCTAAAAATGGTAAACTTCTTTTGTCTACTGAAAACAGTGTTGCTGTTCTGTTCCCTTGATTATCGGTTAAACTGTTACCTTCGATATAGAACCAACATTCAACTGTAAAATTGCCAGATGCAAAATCAAAAATTTCTGTGTTTGTTGGTGCTACAGCAAAATATCCATCACTAAAATATCCTGATGCAGCTCCTATCATAGGAACTGTTGTAGCACTATATGACATTGAACTTTCAGTTATTGTAGAGTAATAGCTACTCGCATCAAAAAATTCACCAAACTTAGTTGGATATACATAACCTTCAATAGTAAACTGATCAGTAGTTGTAGTAAATATGTCTAATGCTGTATCAATTCTTAAGTAATCACTTATTCCATTAAAATATCCTGATACTGAGCCTGCTGTTGGGATAACAGTTGTAGAAAAACTACTACCGTTTCTAGTGATAATATTATTTTGTCCACTTAAATCAAGAACAGTAAAGTTAACACCAACTAAGGTCGGTGATGAGCGTGATATTATATCACTTAGGCCCAATTGTCCACTTGTGCCTAATCCCCATGCATACAATGATCCTGCATCATCAACTGCTAAACTATATGATTTGCCTGCAGCTACACTAGACCAACTATTAGGCGACCCGAACTTAACTTGAACTGGACTACGTGTTCCTGTGTTAATAAAATTACCTGCACCAACTATAGTAGGACTTGATCTATTAATTATATTGTTTAATCCTAACTGACCAGCTGAATTGTCTCCCCAAATATATAACAAACCGGTTGTGTCAATTGCTGCTGTAGCTGTAGAATTTACAAAATAGTTTGTATAAGTTGTACCTGAAGTAGTGGTTATTGATGATGGAATATTGAAAACTAGTAAACTTGTTTGTCCTAAAGTTACCGCTTGGATATTTGTACCTGATGACTGTGAACTTTGTAGCGGTGAGTTAGGTGGCGTAAATGTACCTGTGTAAACACCCACACCTTTTACAATTCTTAAATTACTTAGGTATCCCTCTAGTGGTCCATAGTTAGGGGAGCTTGTACTTCCTATATTAAGTATACCCCCACCATTGTAATTTTGGTTATCAGTGAAACTATCTCTACTTATACCGTTTACATATATGTTAGTAAAGTTACTAATTCTAACAACTGCAACATGGGACCAAGTGTTAATAGACAAATACGCATCTATATTAACACCAGATCCTAATGAATTGACACTATACCCATTCTGCCAAAAGAGGAAACTAGAACTCATTATAACAGCCCAATTTCCTAAAGATGCAGTATTTAACGCCATTATTGTGCCGGCTTGATATGAGGTGTCTTTTCGTATCCAAAATTCAACAGTAAAATCGCCTGTACCAAATTGGAATCTTTCTGTAGTTGGTACAGTAAGATATGAATTTAAACCAGCTCTTGTTGCATTACCTATAAAATACGCTGCAGTAGATCCTACAAAAGGTATTAATGCCAGTCCTACACCTACGGAAGAATTAACATTAGTGATCGTCTGAACGTATGCACTTTTATCTGTGAACACATAAGGTGAACTTGCTGCTAATAACACAGGACTTGAACGGGATGCTACAACATTTAATCCTAGTTGTCCTGAAGTATCTAATCCCCAACCATAAACATTACCTGAAGTATCTTTTGCTAAGCTAAAGCTTTGACCAGCCCAAACTTGTGTATAGTTACTTGCATTTGTAACTTGTACTGGACTATTAGTGTAGGTGTTTAATGTTTGTCCATCAGCACCAACTAATATTGGACTTGATCTACTTATTGCAGTACCTACTCCTAATTGTCCAACTGTGCCTGCACCCCAAGTATATAATAATGAATCTGATTGTATTCCAACACTAGTGTTAAATCCAGCTTGAATATCATTAAATTCAGGTATGATAGGTGCAGAAACAGATGATGGTGTGGTATATATTAAGAAGGTTACATTTTCTTCAATACTAGTTGCAACATTTGGTCCAGAAGTACCCACGCTTGTTGTTGTAAGTATACCAGTTGGGGGTGTAAATGCTCCTGTATATAAAGCTTGAGGAGTCACTCTAATGCTTGACAAGTATCCTTGGAAGAAATTACTTAATCCAGCCCCATTACTACTGTCAGCCTCTGTTCCAATTAAGAACACACAATCGCTAAGCACAAAATTAGGGTTACTACCAGTTGAATAAACTTCTACCCCAGCTATAAAATATCTAAAGGTTACTCCATCAAATGTAGCAGCAAAATGTGTCCATGTGTTTAACGGTATGTTATCGCCATTAGCAACTGTATTATTATAGTAAAGCCTATCTGCACCTATTAATAAATTATTATTCGCCCCTGCAATACTATTAATACCAATTATGAATCTACCAGTTGTATATCCAGTATAACTTGTAGGATACGCATATCCTTCAATTGTAAATTCATCTGTATTAGTTGTAAAGGTAGATAATGCAGCATCACATCTTAAATAGTCGTTTATGCCATTGAATAATCCACTTATAGTGCCACTTGTAGGTATTACATCAGTGTCAACTTGTGTTCCTACACCAGTAACTATATTTGCAAATATGCTTTGATCTATAACAGTGACACCTGTAGTTGGTCCAACAACAGTTGGAATAGAACGTGTTGCAATAAGATTTTCCGTGCCTAACTGACCACTTGTGTTAAATCCCCATGCATATGCTACGCCAACATTATCTCTGATTACGCTGTATGAATTTCCTGCACTTATCTGTGCCCAGCTACCGGGTAATCCAGTTGCTATTAATGGACTCACAAAACCAGTATTAATACCATTGAAAATTGTATTATCGCCAAGTTGAACTGGTGTTGAACGATTAATAGTTGTATTAATACCTAATTGTGCTACACTGTTAAGTCCAGTGTTGTAAAATATCATATCACTGTTTAAGAAGTTCGTCGTTGCTCCTGTAGCGACAACATTGCTTACTGTATATTCTGGTACCGATCTTAAGCCTAAGTAAACAACATTTTCAGGTGTAGTGTTTTCACTAGTAGATGTTAGCAAGTTTGTTGGTACAGTAAAGATACTATTAACAGGTCCGGTGTTTATACTACTAGGATTAGTAAGAGTCAAGAGTGATGTTTCATTACCTGTAATTGCACTTATGTTTGTACCTGCACTTTGTGTTACTGTTAATGGACTAGTTGGTACTGTGAAATTACCTGTATATACAGCTACTCCTTTAACGATACGGATATTGGATACATACCCTGGGAAATAATATCCGGCTCTCCAAGTTGATCCAGTGGCATCGCCAGCACCAATTCTTGTGCCAGGTATACTTGTATAGTTTGCAGTGTGAATTAAACTGTCAATAAATATTCCATCAACATAAAAATATAAAACTCCACTACTTCTTACTATAGCAAAATGATACCAAGTATTAATATTCCAAGTAGGTCCAAACAAGTAATTGCCGCCACCTGTATTTCCAGTTATGTTACTATAAGCAGCTACTTTTCCAAGATATCCATTTATTGAAAGATATGGAACTCCGCTTACTCCAGTATTGTAATTACCAAAACTAAATGGACCAGTTAAATTACTTACCTCACTAGTTGCATATACCCAACCTTCGCATGTGAAGTCACCTGTCCCAAAATCAAATTTATTACCACTATTAGATATTTGTAAATAGCTACCAAAACCATTAAACAACGCACTAGCAGCACCTACAAAAGGAATCGGTGAACTTGTAGTAAAGGTTGCTCCTGCATTTTGTATAGTTGAAGCATACGTACTTTGATCAGTGATACCAACTGTAATATCCGTATCATAATCTGCTGGTATACTATCTTTAACCATTCTTAGATTGCTTAACCTACCGTACAATGGATTTTGTATAGAACTGTTCGTAGATCCTATACCGGTTGCTCTGTCAAGTGCGGTATAGATTGCAACAGGAGCTCCACTAGTTTCTAAATTTCCATTTAAAAATAATCGTAAATATCCTGTACTACTTACACCTGACGATATTGTATATGTTAATAATGAAGTTTCATTACCTGTGATCGCACTAATATTAGTACCAGCACTTTGTGTTACTGTCAATAAGGGGGTAGGTACAGTAAAGTTTCCTGTATAAACAGCAACACCCTTAACTATACGTGCATTACTAATATAACCTTGGAACGGATAAGAAAGAGTTGTCGAACCATTAGCTGCATATCCTCCACCAATTACAGCACCTCCTATAGTAGATATATTTTGTCCTCTGCCACTTTGTGTGCCAGCTAAAGTGCCATTATAATAAAAACTTAATACCGATCCGCTACGCACTACAGCAACGTGTTGCCATTGATTTTGAACGAACGGTTCAGCAGTTGCGGTACTACCAGTAGAATTAGGAATAGTCCAAGCCATCCTTACATTTGCACCAAAAACAGTTATTGCGATACCGTATTCAGATCCATTATAAGTTCCTACTCTTAAAAGACTCCAACCTCTACTTGGATAGCTTGCTAATGTTGGGTAGAACCAACATTCCATTGTGAATGCGCCTGTACCAAAATCAAATCTATTATCTGTATTAGGGGCTTCAACAATCGTATTGACTGTACCATCAAAGTACCCTGAAATTTCAGCAGATGTCGGAATTACAGTAGTAGAAACTTGCGGGAAAGTATAGGATAACGCTGCTTCATAATTGCTATAATCTGTTAATACGATTGAATTCTTTTCATAAGTTATTAATCCATGATACCATGTATTTACATTAATTGTGTTTACCGAAGTGAGGGTTGTTATTGATGCTCTTGAACTAGTGGTAAAGTATGTAAAATATAACTTATTATTTGCGTTTACTCCAAATTGGAATATTTGTGCATTCGTTGCGCCCCCGGCATCCTGAGCAACAAAAATTTGGTCAACATTTAACACATCTAATTTAAAGAAAACTTCAAGGGAAGCAAATATTCCAGAAAAAATATTAGTTGTTGTCTCTGCTGCAATTAATCCTCTGGAACCTCCATTAAAATATACGCTGCCACCGTAGGTTATCATATTATAAGAACCACTAGCAAACGGACTATCAAATGTTGCCTTCGGGCCGCCACTCGGTGTTGTAATAGTTAATACTGCTAATGCTGCATCAGCACTTATTGGACTTTGACCTACAATTACTGGAGCACTAATATTAACTACTGAACCATCTCCATATTGACCTGAAGTATTTTGTCCCCATGCAAACATTGCACTATCGTTTGATTTTACTGCTAACGAATAACTTATTCCTGCATTTATTTGACTAAAACTATAATTATCAAACAACCTTGTTGGTACGGCAAAATTTATATTTGTTGTAGCGTCTTGCGCTACTGATACTGGGGCTGATTTGCTTATAGTTGAATTATCACCTATCGTACCTCTTTGATTATTTCCCCAAAGATATAAACTTTTATCTGCTCCTATTGAGCCAGTATAGTCTGCATCACCATAACCAAGTACAATTTGTTTCCAACTATAACCTATTACAGTTGGTTTATTAAATACAGTTGGACTTGATCTGCTTATAGTATCACTAAAACCTAATTGACCTGATGTATTAAGCCCCCAAACATATGCAGTTCCATCACTAGCAATTGCAAAAGAATTACTATTACCTGCACCAATTTGAGTATAACTAGAAGAATCTATTAATGTAGGTTCTGTCCAAGCTGTACTTGCAATAGTTGTTGGTGACACTAAGGTTGGTCTGTTAACGTTTGCTGCTGCTGTTAATCCTAATTGTCCTGTTGTACCTAAGCCCCATGTATATAATAAATTATCACTGCTACTTGAACTGGACTACTTCTTGTAACTGATGCAATATTACCTAACTGTCCACTTGTACCTAATCCCCAAGCGAAGGCAGTAAAGTTACTTCTAATAGCTACTGTATGACTTGCTCCGGCGCTTGCAGCTATCCAACTATTATCATCAAGTTTTGTAGGTATATTAACAAGTGTGTTCAGTGTTGCAGCGTTACCAATTAACGTTGGGCTTGAACGGTTAATGGTAGCTGTGTCACCTATTTGTCCTGAAGCACTACTGCCCCAAGCATAAAGCTGATTACTTGCAGCAAGGTTAGAATATAATACTAAGGAAGTTTGTGTGCCTGTAATAGCTGCAATATTAGTTCCTGCAACTTGATTTGCTGTTATTGGTCGTGTGGGAGGAGCAAAATTACCTGTATATACAGCAATGTCTTTTACAAATCTTACATTGCTTATTAAACCTTTGAATTTTGGATATACTGATACATTTTGATTTGCAGCATTTCCTATTCTCAACCCATTAAAAGTATTTGATATTGTGGTATTACCTGATCCTATTGAAACCCCATCTTTGTAAAATGTTGCGGTTGAAGAATTTACAGAAACAGCAATATGTGTCCAAACATTTACTGTAAATGTTGTCTCTATTAATCTTACTGTCGTGTATACTTCATTACTACTTTGTTCTGCAAAAAATTGCACTTTATCACCTAAACAACACAACATATTGCAAACAACTGTTCCAATTCCTAATTGCCTATAATAGTTATGACTTATAATTGGTGCAATGGTTGCATAATTAGACTGTGTTGGATAAACCCAACATTCCATTGTAAAAGTACCTGTAGTAATATCATATTGATTTACGTTGTTAGGTGCAACTATTATTGTTCCTGCTAGGCCATCAAAACTTCCTGAAAGTGTTCCTGGGAACGGCATGTTTGAATAATTATAAGCAGGACTTCCACCAGTTGTAATAGTAGCATTATATGAGCTTCCATCTACTAAAGGGTTACCAGAAAGGCTTAATCCCATACTATGACTTAATCCAGCATTAACTAATGAGAAACTAAATAATCCTCCTACTTGTGTTGGGCTACTACGTGTTGCAGTAATTGTTGTGTTCTGACCTAATTGGAATAAATTGTTAACGCCCCAAGCATATGCTCTGTTTAAATTATCAGTTGCTAAACTAAATGATTGTCCTGCTGCTACACTTGTCCAACTTAGTGTTTCATTTACAACTGTAGGATTACCTAATCTTTGTACTGTGCGTGTTGTTGTACCTAACTGTGCGGCGTTTGATCTTGAGATTGCAAGATCATCACCTAATTGTCCACTTGTGCCTAAACCCCAAACAAAAGCTAAACCATCTGCTCTCACCGCAGCACTTGAACTAACCCCTGCACTTAATCTATTATAAGTAGTGCCTGAGTTAATAACTACAGGACTGCTACGTGCAATGGTATTGTTTTGACTTAATTGACCTGCATTGTTTAGTCCCCAACCATATGTTACATTATTACTTACACCCACTGAA